GGGGTTTAGCCGTTGCCCTTGGTGATGCCACACGTGCAGCAATGGAAGATCAGCAAGAGCAGGCGGCTTTAGCGCTTACTTTGCAAAATGTGACTGGCGCGGGCAAAGCGCAGACCGCACAGGTTGAAGAACAGATCAGCGCAATGTCTCGAGCGTCTGGCATTGCTGACACCGAATATCGCAAGTCTCTTGAAGCACTTGTCCGCGGTACTAAAGATGTTGACCTTGCCATGAAAAATATGAACCTTGTTATGGACATCAGCACAGCGCTACAGATGGATAGCACGACGGTCGCCGACGCATTGGCTAAGGCTTATCAGGGCAACTTTAAGGCGCTCCGATCGTTGAGTCCAGAGATGGCAACGATGATCAAAGAGGGCGCGACACTCAACGAAGTTATGGACGTGCTAGGCGGAACCTTTGGCGGGTCTGTTGCAGCAAACGCTGAAACCGCTGCAGGTAAAATGGCGATCTTTAAGAACTCAATTGCCGAAACTAAAGAAGGAATTGGCGCGGCGTTTTTGCCTGTGCTTGAAGCGGTTATCCCGTATATGCAAAAGTTTGCTGACTGGGCACAAAACAACCCTCAAGTTTTTACCCGAATAGCAATAACTATTGGCGCGATAGCAGCTGCGGTTGTTGCGCTAAACATTGCTTTGGCAACTAATCCATTCATATTGGCAACCGCTGCGGTCATCGGATTAGCCATAGCGTTTAACAAGCTTGTGGATGCAATGAGCGCCATTAACAGAGTTGGTGGCCTTGCAGCAAAAATCGTTGGCGGACTTGCAATGCCAGTAATAGGCAACGTGGCAAACATCATTGGTGGCTTGACTGACTTGATTCCTAGTGGCCCTGCAGCACCTACGCCAGCACCGCTAACTTCTCGCATCCCGCGTATGGCCGAAGGTGGAATTGTCAGCTCCCCCACTCTTGCCCTGATCGGTGAAGCAGGCCCAGAAGCCGTCGTTCCGTTAGATCGCATGAATACTGGCGGGGGAGTGACCGTCAACGTCACAGGCGGACTCTCGACTAGCGCCGAAATCGGTCAAGCAGTTGTTAACGCGTTGCGCGCCTACTCACGGAGTGCAGGGCCGTTGGCCCTGAACATTGCCTAATGTCAGGCACAGCTGTTGTTGATTCAGGCAACTATGACCTGCAAATCGCTACAGGATTCCAAGTCGACGCATTCGTTCTTGACGACACGCTAAAAGGAGTTTTAGACAACACCAGTTATGTGCTGGACGGTACGACCGAGTTTGCCAGCGTCATGGACTCAACCACCAGCATCACGGCCAAGCGCGGCAGACGCGACATTGGTGACACATTTAGCGCCGGCACGATGACATTTACTATTCAAGACGTGGACGGCATCTTCAACCCGTTTGACGAAAACAGCCCGTATTACGACACCGCCGAGGCAAAGCCTGGATTAGCGCCAATGCGTCAAGTTCGCCTTATTCGATACAGCTCTACAAATGTGGCCGAGTTGCTGTACTCGGGTTATGTCGTCAACTATGACTACAATTTTGCACTTGGCGGTCTTGACACCGTAACCGTGTATTGCGCTGACCAGTTCTATTTACTGTCACAAACCTACTTGGATGAGTTCAACCCATCAGCCGAAACATCAGGCGAACGCATAGAAACCGTGCTTGACCTACCAGAAGTTGACTTCCCAGCCCTAGCGCGAGACATCTCAACAGGCACCGTCAACCTTGGCCATGATGCCTCATACAACGTGGCAGCGGGAACCAACGTGCTGCAATACATTGCCCAGATCAACGACACCGCCGAGTTCGGTCGTCTGTTTATGTCACGTGATGGAGTGCTCACATTCCAAGACCGCATCGGAAATACGCTGTCTGCATCTGTTGCTGACTTCCATGATGACGGCACCGAATACAAATATAATGGCGTAGGCATCTCATTTGAGGCTGACGCTGTGGTCAACCGCGTGGTCGTGACAGGCTTGAATGGCAACACGGCAACAGCCACCGACGCAGGCTCAATTGCCCAATACTTCATCCAAACCAACAGCATTACCAACAGCCTGCTCCACGAACAGACATCAATTGACACGGCCGCCGCGTACCTTCTCAACCCTGAACCCGAGGCACGGTACACCAGCGTTGAAACCGCATTCCTTATGCTGACTACAGCCCAGAAGGACACCCTGGCAACCCTAGAAATAGGCGACACCATCACCGTTGAAAAGACATTCCCTAGCGGTGCCGGCACAACTCAACTGGCGCAAGAGCTGTCTGTTGAAGGCATTGAGCATTATTTGGACTTCTCTACTGGCCACCGTGTGCTTTACAGCACCGCGCCGACCGTGATCGTTTACGAGTTGATATTGGATGACGCGGTGTATGGCACACTCGACGCAGAGAATGTTTTAGGATAAGGAGCACTATGCCACTAACCACATACACCGCTGGCGAAGTATTGACCGCCAGTTCACTCAATGCCAACTTTAGTTTTGCTGCCAATAGTGCACTTGCCCTTGTCAAGACGCAAACCATTGGTAGCGCGGTTGCAAGTGTTGAAGTTACTGGCGCATTTTCAGCAACATACGAAAACTATTTGATAACGGTTTCCGGTGGCGCTAGTTCTGTTTCTGGAAATATGAGAATGATTTTGGGTGCAACAACAGCAGGTTATTACCAGTCATTTGTAAATGCGCCTTATGACGGTAGCGGTACTTCGGTTGTAGCAACAAACAACGGCGCTATTTGGACTTATTCAGGTTACGCAACCGCAAACGGAATAAATATGTCTGTCAGTTTACAATCACCACAACTTGCAAAATTAACTTACATTAGCGCTCCGTATAACAATGGCACTACTACCGCTGGTGTTGGTAGTGGTCAGTCAAACGGTTTCCTTAACAACTCCACGCAATACACCGCTTTCACTATTTCTCCTGCTAGCGGAACTTTGACGGGCGGAACAATTCGCGTGTACGGATACCAGAACAGCTAGGACATGACATGACATACGAAGAAGCAATTGCAATGTATCCACAAGACGAAGTGTTCATCCAAGTTGATGACGAAACTCGAACCATGACCGACGAAGAATATGCTGAGTTCATCAATCAGCAAGTAAACGCCCAGCCAGCCCCGTAATGCGATGGCGCTATCTCATCGGCTACGTCGCGCTAATAGCGGTTGTTTTGTGGGGTTGTGCGGGATGTGGTTATGACGGCTCATATCGTTACCCATGCCAAGACCCAGCCAACTGGCAGAAGCCTGAATGCGAACCACCGATCTGCAACCCATCTGGCACGTGCACAAGGGATTTAATCTATGAGAGCACGCCTTAAACCCGAGGAGCTTCACGCTCGACTAATTGTTGTAGTTGGCATCATCCTTGCCAGCGTGTTTGCAATCACCGTGCTTGGTTTTGTCTATGCGCTCATGTTTGTGACCCAGCCAATAGGTCACCAAAGCCCTAACGACTCCGCATTTATAGACCTGCTATCAACCTTGACCGTATTTATGACCGGCACGTTGTCAGGCTTAGTGGCCTCAAACGGACTAAAGTCAAAAGCGAAAGAAGGAGCCAAAGATGTTGAAGCCTAAAGACAAAGCCCTACTTGCTTCATACGGTCGCTCGGTCATTGCAGCGGTCATCGCGGTGTATTCAACAGGTAATACAGACCCAGCCGATCTAGGCAAAGCAGCGCTCGCCGCGCTTGTGCCAGTTCTCATGCGATATGTGAACCCTAAAGACCTGGCATTTGGTCGTGGCGATAGCCAAAGCTAAAGAAGGCGTGCCAAACGCACGCGACTACATAGGCAACGCAGACGGTGCATCACCAGCACCACGTGCCGGCATGAACGAATGGATAAAGCAAGCAATCGCTGCATCAAATGGCGCGCTTTGGAACAACGGGTCTTGGGGTCAACGCGATATGCGCGGCAAGCCAGGCTCATTGTCGGTTCACGCGACTGGCAGAGCTGTTGATTTGTCGTATCGCAAAAGCGAAAAAAAT